AGAAGCACAATTAACAACTTTAAATAATATAGAATGAGTTTATTAGATGATGTTAGTATAGTAGTAACTCCTAACGGATATAAGGCAGGAGAATTGTATGCAGTTGTACCTGTGCCTACTGAGGGTGCTGAACTTGTAACTAATGGAGATTTTACAACAGATAGTGATTGGAGTAAAACATCACAAGTTACTATTAATAATGGTGTTGCCAATATTTTGTCTAACGATGGTAGTTTTCAGATGCTAGGACAAAACAATGTAGTAACCATAGGAAAATCTTATGTGCTAACTTATACTATTGTATCTGCAAATAATGGCTCTTTAAAGTTAAATACTTTTGGACAAATAAATTCAACAGTTGGAACACATAAATTTTATTTTGTTGCAACAGAAACACCCCTTAACATAGCAAGAAATTCAGGGATAACTGATATATCAATAGACAACGTATCAGTAAAAGAATACACAGCAGCAGATATGGATGTTACTAGAGCAACTGCTGCTACAAGAGTAGATGAGAATGGTTTAGTAAATTATGCTGAGGTTTTAGGTAGTGAAAATATAGATTTAACAACAGGAAGTACAACAAAACCTTCTAATTGGGGTTCTATAACTACAAACGGTATATCATATTTAGCGCAAATAGGTACTGTTGAATATTATGATACAGGTTTTACTGTAACATCAGGAAGAACATATAAATTAAGTTTTACTCTTTCTGATTATACAGGTTCAGATAGTTTAGGTTTTAGTACAGCAGGTGGTGTTTCTACTAGTGCTAGATTAGACGCAGATGGTTCTTATTCTGAATATTTTATTGCATCATCAACTGCTGAATTAAGATTGTTTGGCAGGGATACAAACACAGGAGTATTTAGTAACGTATCAGTAAAAGAAGTTACAAGAGATAACGTACCTCGTATAGACTACACAGGAGGAGGTTGTCCACATATATTAGCAGAACCTATGAGGACTAATTTGGTTACTTATAGTGAAGCATTTTCTAATTGGAATACGAGTTCAGGAGTAGTGGTTACTGATAATACAACAGAATTGATTTCTCCTAGTGGAGATTATAATGCTAGTAAAATAGAGTATAATGGCTCTAATAAAAATTTATTTCAAGCACCCACTTTAAGTGGTGTTTATAGTGGATATTTTTATGTTAAAGGCACAATAGGAGAAACTATAAGAATGAGTGTTGGTGGAGTTGAGGAAAATTTTACATTAACAGGCGATTGGGATAAGATAAAAAAAGAAAATGTAACAGCAATAGCAAATACCTTTAATATTAATACTTTTGGAGGTGCTACCGCAACAACAATATACCTTTGGGGAGGACAAGTAGAGCAAGGCTCTTACGCTACATCATACATTCCAACATCAGGAAGTACAGTTACAAGAAACCAAGACATCTTCACAAGAGATGGTATAGGTAGTTTGATAAATAGTACAGAGGGGGTTTTGTTTTTAGAAATGGCTGCTTTGTCTGATGATGGTACAAATAGATATATTTCGATAAATGATGGTTCTACTCAGAATTATGTGTATTTTAGATTTATGAGCACTTCTAATAGGGTTTTAACAAGAACTGTAGTCGCAGGAGTTACAATAAATACACTTCAAATAACTATATCAGACACAACTGCTTTTAATAAGTATGCTATTAAATGGAAAAGTGGAGATTATGCTTTTTGGATTAATGGGGTAGAAGTTGGAACAGATTCAAGTAGCACTATTTTTAGTGCAGATGTTTTGAATCAGATAGACTTTGATTTTCCTACTGCCTCTGGAAATTTCCCTTCAAAAGTAAAACAACTACAAGTATATAAGACAGCACTAACAGATGCACAATTAACTTCTTTGACATCATAATATGATAGGAATTTATAAAATAACTTCTCCATCAAATAAAGTCTATATAGGTCAATCTATAAGATTAGAAGAAAGATTATTGGAATACAAAAAACAAAAAAATTGTAATGGACAGCCAAAAATATTTAATTCTATTTTAAAATATGGAATAGAAAATCATCAAATTGAAATAATAGAAGAATGTAATGTTGAACAATTAAATTATCGTGAAAGATATTGGCAAGAGTTTTATAATGCTATTACAAACGGATTGAATTGTATATTAACTAAAACAACAGATAAAAAAGCAGTTTTTAGTACAGAGGTTAGAAAAAAAATGAGTATTGCAGGAAAAGGAAGAAAACAAAGTAATGAGCATATAAACAAAAGAGTTACTTCTAAAAAAGGTTATACTCATTCAGATGAAACAAAAAGAAAAATATCTTCTAAACACAGCAAAATATTGTTAGACTCAAGCACAGGTATATTTTATGAAAGTATGATAATTGCAAGTAAAATTTTTGATATAAATATAAGTACATTACGGGCAATGATGTCGGGAAGACTTAAAAATAGAACAAACTTAATTTACGCATAATGAATCAAAATATATATAAATTACAATACACAGACAAAGCACAAGGAGATGCAGATTTACTTGCTAAAGGTACTTATGAAGTAGTAGAAGGAGAGCAAGTATATATTAATGGTACTCAAGCGATAGTTTACATAGGTAAAATAGTAGAGATACCTGCTACTTATGACAAAGATGGACACGAGTTAACACCACCTGTATATTATCCTGGAGTATTCTATGACTTAATGACTAAGGAAGAATATGACTTTGGAACTTATGAGGTATTTCCAACAGATTGCGTACATTCGTTTTTAGGTTATGCAAAAAATGCAGATGGTATTGATGTAGACCCTGATGAATTAGAAGAAATATAAAACAAATAAAATGAAAGATAATATCTTAAGTATAAATTTAGAAACTCAAACAGCTCCTGTTGTAACAGAGGTTAGAGGTAAAGACTACATAGAATACGGAACGGAAGATTGGAGAAACCTATACCCTCAGTTCTTAATAGATTTATACTACAATAGTTCAACTCACGCAGCAATCGTAAATTCAACAGCTGAGATGATAGCAGGAGAAGATTTAATAGTTGAAGATGATGATACAAATTTAGATGCTTATGTTAAACTTAAGAAGTTTTTAAGACACGCAAATAGCAAAGAGTCATTACATCAAGTCATAAAAAAGGTAGCTTTTGATTTTAAACTACAAGGAGCTTATGCTTTACATATTATTTGGAATAGAGAAAGAACAGAGATAGCAGAAATATATCACGTACCTGTTGAAAGGGTAAGAGCAGGAAGACCAAACGAATTAGGACAAGTAGATACATATTTTATTAGTGGAGATTGGAGTAATGTTAGAACGCATAAACCTTATGCAATATCAGCTTTTAATGTAAACGATAGAACAGCAGGTAGTCAGTTATTATACACAGGAGCTTATTCTCCTAATATGGACATCTATCATACACCAGACTATATAGCTGGTTGTAATTGGGCATTAGTAGATCAAAGAGTAGCAGAGTTTCATTTATCTAATATAGAAAATGGTTTTAGTGGTAGCTACTTTATTTCTTTTGCAAATGGAATACCAACACAAGAAGAACGTTTCCAAATAGAACAAAGTCTTACTGAGAAATTTACAGGAGCAAAAAACGCAGGTAAGTTTATATTGACATTCTCAGATGATAAAACTAGAACTCCTGAGATTACACCAATACAAGCATCTGACCAAGATAAATTATTTTTAAGTTTACAAGAGCTATTGGTTCAGAATATCTGTTCAGCTCACAGAGTAACATCTAAGACACTTTTAGGAATAGACTCTACTAATGGCTTTAGCTCTAATACTGATGAGCTTGTAAATGCTGCTAATTTCTATCAAAATACTGTTGTAAGAGGTTTTCAGCTAAACATCTTAAATACTTTACAGACTATATTCTCAGTAAATAATATGGACTTGCCTGTTGAGTTTGTACAATTAAAACCTATAACAGTACAATTTGATTCTGAGACTATCAGAGAAGTAATGACGCAAGATGAGATTAGAGAAGATATAGGATTAGCACCTTTATCAAATGATGAAGAAGTAGTAGAAGATAGAAATGATTTTAGTAAGGTAGGTAATATAGATGGTAAACCTGTATTTGATACAATAGAAGAAGCAGAAGCTCACGCAAAGACTATTGGGTGCGAAGGTTACCACGAACACGAATATGAAGGGAAAGTCTCTTATATGGCTTGTAAAGACCATTCATCAGCAACAGAACTTGCAAAGTTTATTGATGAATATGGAGAAGATATACCTGAAGAATGGGAATTAATAGAAGAAGAAAAAGTAGTTGATGAACACGAAGACTTTGACTTTGAAGAAGTTTTAAATGATGTAGCTAATGAAAAGATAGAATTAGCAAGTACAGGTAGAGCTTTACCAGGAAGAAAATCTGAGCAAGATGGAATATCAAAAAAAACTTATGATTATTTTAGAGTAAGATATGTGTATGCACAAGATAACTTTTTAGTAAACAAAACAGGACAAGAAAGACCATTTTGTAAACAAATGATGGGTGCTTCTAAAAATGGTAAGATGTATAGAAAAGAAGATTTAGTAAGTATGTCAGGAAAAGTTGTTAATGATTATTACTATTCTAAAAATCAAAAGAGAAATATCGGTTGGGGTCCTAAAGGTGCTTTAAAATATGATATATTTAAATTTAAGGGCGGCGGCAACTGTTCACATTTTTTCTTAAGAAAGATTTTCAAAACTACAATAGGAGAGTCGAAAACTACTAAGATAGAAGATGCTGACTTAATAAGCTACACAAAAGCAAGATCAGAAGGTTTTACTGCTAAAAAGAATAGTCCATTAGTAGCTAAACCACCAAAGAGAATGAAAAATAAAGGATTTTTAACACCAAGATAATTATGGCATACGTATTATTAATTTCAGAACAGAAGCTTAAGGACAGCTCAAGTATAAATTTACAAGTCGATAATGAGATATTATTGCCTTATATTTTGCAATCACAAACACTCTATGTTGAGACTAAGCTTGGCACACAATTATATAATAAGCTTAAAGATTTAATTACAAACAATACAATAGGACAGCCTGCTAATGCAGCTTACAAGACCTTGTTAGATGATTACATTTCTTTCGTTCTTGTAAATTATTCTTTTTATCACGTTATTCCATTTCTTAGATTCAAAGTAGAAAATTCTAATATTTTTTCTAAAACATCTGAAACAGGTAATGCTCTTTCAACTGAAGAAGCACAGAGTTTAAGAGAAGAAATCGTAAATACTGCCCAATACTATACAGAAAGAATGATAGACTATATTTGTAATAATACTTCTAGCTTTCCTGAGTACAGTACGAATAGTGGTGCAGATGTTGATCCTGACAGAAATGCTTATTATAATGGTATGAATCTTGAGAGACCTATGCAACAAGGAACTAAACTTACTTTAAGAAACTTTTTAAACGCATCTGACTATTCATAATGAAGAAACACTATAAACCAAAATTAATTAACGTAACTAAGCTGAAATCCTACTTAGAGAGTAAGCCAAAAAATAACAAGAATGAACGACCTAAGAGACACAATACAAGTAGGATTAGCTAACGGTTCAGCTATTGGCTTTACTTTAGCAAGTGCAAACGAAATATTAAGTTTTGTTGCATTGATACTTTCAATAGCATATACAATATATAAATTTTTTAAATTTGAAGATAATAAATAAATGGCTCGTAAAGTTATTTCAAGCACTTCTAAGAGCATTAGAAGAAAAAGAAAGGGTAGACACTCAAAGCAAGACAAAAACACTTACAGAGGACAAGGGCGTTAGTCTAGTTTTAATTAGAGATACTTTTACAAAAAAGTCTATAATTGGTAAGTTGCACGTAAATGGAGAGGTGTTTTGTGATACTTTAGAATTGCCTTATAAAGACAATCAAAGACGTATTTCTAGTATTCCTATGGGTGTATATAATGTAAGACTTAGATATCCTAGAGAAAGTGGTACAAGAGACTATTTACACTTATTAATACAAGACGTTCCTAATAGAGATTATATACTATTCCACAAAGGCAATAAGGCAGAAGATTCAAGGGGTTGTATTCTAGTAGGACAAAAACGTCAACAAGACTTTGTTAGTAACTCTTCATTAGCTATGTCATTGTTAATGAAAGAGATAATAAATTTGGGAGGAGAAAATATTAAATTAATAATTAAAAATAAATAAAATGCAAAATTTTTTACAGAAGTACCTTATCGGACAGATGTTCAAATCAAAGAAGTTTTGGTATGCAATTAGTTCAGTTGTAGTTCCAGCTTTAGTAACATTTTTAGGAGTTGATGAACAAATAGCAACAAATCTTTATCAAGCAATTCTAGTTCTTATCGTAGGTCAAGGAATAGCAGATGTCGCAAAGAAATAATCGTTATAGATTGAAGCCACACGAAATCCAAGTAATTAAGGATTTACGTAGTAAAAAGGTAAATCGGTTGGTTGTGGGAGATGTACATCTTCCATACACCCATCGAAATTACTTACAACACGCAATCGATACCTATCATAAATATAATTGCAATGCCGTTTCGTTCACGGGAGACCTCATCGATTCTCATTTTGCCTCGTTTCATCATACATCAACTGAGACAGATGGTAAGTATGAATTAACTATGGCAATTGAACAAATTAAAGAATGGTACAAAGCATTTAATAATTCTACTGTACCTGGAGGTATTACTGTAACTTTAGGAAATCACGATTTAATTATTGCTAGGAAGGCAGAGGATTCAGGAATAGATAAAAGATGGGTAAGAAGTCTTAATGAAGTTCTTGGAGTTCCTGATTGGATATTTGAAGAACAATTTGTACACGATAATGTTTTATATACTCACGGAACAGGTTGTAGTGGTAAAAGTATAATGAAAAGAGTACAAAATTGGGGTACTTCTATGGTTCAAGGACATATTCATACACAGGGTTTTATAGATTTTACAGCTTCTTTAAATGATCTTAAATTCGGTGTACAAGTTCCTTGTGGTATAGATTATAAATCTTTTGCCTATGGATATGCTAAATTCCATACTGCTAAACCAATATTAGGATGTGCAGTTATATTAGACAATGGTCGTTTGCCTATAATAGAACCAATGCCTTTGTAATGAAGAAAGATATAACTTGGCAATTATTTGGTTTTTATTTGCTTATAATAATTCTATTACTTATATCTAGTCATTACCTTTCTTAACACTTAAATTGTTAATAAGTATATTAATAAACTTGTGAGTATCGTTTATTTTATGTACTTTTGTACCATTATTAATCAAAACTATTTAAGATGTCAAAATTTAG